CCTATTATCATCATCTGAGGTTATTATAGCACAATGTTCTGATTTATACAAGAATTAGACTTAACAAAACACTATTGAGCTCGCAGAATACACATGTGACTCCTTTTGTTAAAGCGAAGCACCGGTTAGAAAGTGCTTCACAGTCCGCTATTAGATATTTCATATCAGCGGCATAATCATTATTCAGGTTATGAAACTGCTCACGAAGTCTTTGGTTTTCCGCTTTAAGTTTCTCGTTCTCCTCGGTTGCTTCGGAAGATATTGCTTTTCTCAGCTCATCAAGGTTCATGATCTTCTCCTTTCCTCGGTTCTTCGCCATGCTTTACAAGCGCACAGAGAGAGGCATTCTCCTCATCGCAGAATTTGATGGATGCCGGATCAACACGACGCACGCCATCTTTGAATTCGACGATCCCATAAACCTGCCCAATCTGACCAGCAGGATGCCCTCCACGAAGCGGGCTGGCATCAATGACATTACTCCACTGTTCCCAAAGATGAAAATATCCGAGTTCACCGTTGACTTCACAGAGTCGAGTTGGGAACTCAACATTCATTTTAAGCCCGGCCATTATAAACCTTCTTTCTGCTGGCCGCGAAGAATCTCAATGCAGTCGCAGTCAACCGTAGCAGCTTCGACATTCATAGCAGAGAGCATCATTTGAAGCTCGTCGACGAGATACTTCTCAGATCTTCCAAGGCCACCGCTTGCAAGAAGCCGGATGTAATTTGTTACTGTGATAGGAACAGTAATTTTCTTACCCATTTGAGCCGCAATCATCTGAATGTATTTGCTCATCTGATAGGTGGCTACGACAATAGTCGCGCCTGTCTTTTCAGACATTTCGATGAGCATTGTGGTTTTGCCACTTTGGCGTTCTCCGACATAAATCGTGCTCATTTGGCGGCCTCCTTTCTTGTTCTTTCCAAGACCTTCTTTGCCTGAGAAGTGGAGCCAAAGACTCGCTTTGTAACAGCAGCACAGAACCCGGCATAGGGATCACTATTATTGCCCTCACCGCAAGAAACGATAGTCTTGGTTCCGTCGATCCAGAACACGATTGTTTTAGGGCCACTGAAAATGACCTGCTTTACGCCGAGCGATACCCGTGGCGCTCCAAAAGTGAAGTTAAGGAAAGCCTTAGCAAGATCTGCTGGAATAATCCCATCATTTCGCTTCGGGGTATCAAAGAGTGAAGGCGTAACATTCTCTTTATTGAACCAGAAGAGACCGTATTTACTTGCGTGGTTTTTAAGGCCCGCGAACTCCACTCCAACCCGATCATCCATAAATCTTTTAACGATGCCGAGTTTACCTATGTATTTACCGCCGTACTCATCACCTGATTTAATACTGACGATTGTACCAATAGCGATCATATTTTTCTCCCTTCAGATATCATTCTTGATTGAGCCGTGCCTGTTTAAGGATGCGACCGATTTCATAAACGGATTTTGTCTGAGACAGTTTCTTTTTAACTTCTTCGCTATAACAAAACTCCGTTGCAATATCAATTGCATCCTTTTTCTCGGCATCAAGAATTGTTTTTGCTTTCATAGTTCATAGGCTTGTGGGAATTTGTATTGCTGGGTTCTGCAAGACAGTCGTTACACGGGTCTTTAGATTCTTTAAGACTATGGTGCTTGCAAGATTTGCAATACTGGTCAAAATAGACTTCCTTTTCTTCATTCATCTGCAAAACCTCCTTACAAAATCCATAAGATAAACTTCACGGTCAGGGCAATAGTAATGGCTCCGAGGCAAAGAGCAACCACAAAGGCGAGTCCCTGTCCGATTCGATAAGCAACATTATTGCGCTTATTTTCATTGCTTTGCATCGTTCGTGCACTTCCTTTCCAAATACCGTCTAATATGTTCGCATCGTTTTCGATTTTCACAACGAATGACTGTGTCAGTCACGGTAATCTCGGTAATATCAGCATATAATTTCTGCGGCTTTTCCACATCAGGTTGAAAGTCCAGACACTCGGAGCAATATTCCTCAACCTCTACTCTAATCATCGGTGTCTCCTTTCTCAGGCAGCTTTGGGTTTATAGCTGCCGACATACTTGGTTTCGTTGAAATTCCGCTTCTCGCTTAACGCTCGACTGATAGCCAAATCAATGCCAGAACGGGACTTCAAATGGTAGTAATATAAATCTTTGAACGGAGTATTTAAGCGATCGGTTCGCCCAGCTGACTGCTTCATAATTTTGTAGGAGTAATTCTGCGAGTAGAACACAATGGTGTCTGTGCTAATACAGTTCCAACCTTCGGCTCCAGCAGTATACTGAACCAGATACACCCAGCTGTCGCAAGTTGGAATCGGTTGATGCTTGTGACCATTCCATTCTGCAATCTCAACATTTTCTCCATAGTAGAGATTTTTCAGAATATCAAGCTCGTAGTCGAAATTATAGAAGACGATCATTTTAGGATGTTTCTCAAACAGCTCCATTAGAGCGATTTGCCTGGACTCGTCCTCATTTACGATGCGTCTCCATACATAGCAGAGCTCTCCGGCGTTGACAATCGGCTCATTTTTATATGGGTTCCAGCGAAGACGACTTGTCTCTTTATACTTCGCAACATCATAATTGACATAAACATCTTCATGGTGTGAACAGGTTTCCCGCTTGAAATCCATATCTACAAGAATGCGATTGCGAAGTCGAATAAGCCGTCCGACTCCTAAATATCTGTCTACTTTTGGATACTTTCCGTTTACCCAAGTCATGACCATGTGTTCTTCCTTGAAGGCAGTCCGGTTTTTATAAAAGCCGTTTGCAACAAATACAGGAATATAATCCTCCCATGTATCACCTGGAGTTGCCGACAGCAAGATCCATTCGTTAAACTTGGCAATTTTCAGGAACGCCTTAACCCATGCTCCTGAACCGACAACACGCTGTTCGTCAAATATAAAGAAAGCGTCCGCAACCGTTGCGTACTTCCCAATGTTATTCCAGGAATCAACGACGACCTTATTTTTATAGGTATTGACTTCCGCGTGAACAGAGAGAAGGAAGGGTGAAAGCTCACCCTCCCATTCCAAAGTGTCTCTTTTTCTCGCCGTGGTGATGATGTACAGGTCTTTTGGCATACCCGGCATCCGAATATAATTCTTTGTACCGAGCTTACCGCCATTTTGCTTGTAGTAATAGGCTAAAGCTGTTCTGGATTTGCCACTACCGACACCGCCACAGAGAATGCAGCCGTTTTTCATTCTCTCAACGGCATCTGTTTGATAGTCTCGAAGTGATATACCTGCCATCAGCGCCCTCCGAAGATCCGACGCAGCACCCAGACATTAGAATAATACATTGGCGTGAACCAGTAGTTCTCTTTATTGTCGTTGTCCGTCATCGGTTCTGTCAGAGAGTTTCCGACCTTTACATATCCTGCTACCCCCAAAAGTGAAAGCTGAATATAACACATAAGCGCCACTGTTTCATCGATATCCTGTGCAACGACGAGAAGATGATTTTGGTAGTTCAGGTTTGCTTTTTCCAACTGCTTCCTTGCAGCGTGGATTCCGGCAATCAATGTGGCCCCAGCTCCGCAGCAAGGATCGTTAATTGAAATATAACCGTCCTGTTCTACCTTTTTTACCGTGTCGTCCATCATCATTTCAGCCATTAGCTCGCAGACATGATACGGCGTAAAGATCTGTCCATTATGCTCGTTGCCGAGATTGAGAGACATAAAAATGCTGCCCAGAAAATCTTGCTCCGGATTTTCCTCCAAAGCCAAGACCGTCTGAGCAGCCAGTTCAGGAAACAACTCTTGCTCCTGCTTATTGTACTTTTTGATAACTTCCAAATATAACGCTTCTCGCTTATCCCGGTGTTCCTTATCGAGAGGATTAGATAGTGAACAAGCGAACATAATAATAAAGTCACGCCAAACATCCCAAGCCCGATGTCGGTTAGTCAATCGTCCGAATGCTTCTAAGAAAGCTTTCTCCGGAGTCAAAACCTTTTTGGATTTTTTTCCAGCGGGCTTTTTTTGCTTTGGCGTTTCTTCTTTTTTCTCAGGCTCAGTCGTTTGCGGAATCTCTTCCACCGGCTGCTGAGGAGCAGCAGTTTGAGCAACTGCTTTAGGTTTAGTAGCCTTTTTGCGTTTCTTCTTTTTCTGCCACAACATGGCTTTACCTCCTTTCGGTTATTAAAGGGGGATAGGCTGTTTCCTCTTACTGTCATAGGTGTGCACTCCTAATCGAGACCTTACTGGACATTTAACCAGACATGTACTAAGCTGGCACCTATTCGCTTTTAGAAGGGCATCTCCTCAGGTCCCTCGGTTTCAGCATACTTTTCAGCGAATTCATCTTCCTCAATGGTGACATACATCGTCTTAAGGTACGCCTTGACGCCAGTCTTACCATTGACTTCCCAGTTATAGGGACGGATCGTCAGGTCAACATTGCGGATCTCAGCAAAGTCCAGAGTTCCGATAGACTCCTCATCCAGCCGAGTCTTAGCCAGACGAGTAATCATGATAACCTTCGGGGGGATGTTGTCGAAGCTGACCGCCACCTGAATATAATGGCGAGGAGCCTCGTCCTCATCACGAGGAGCCAGAACACGAACATTCCAGCCATCCTCAATGAGCTTCTGCGCCATATCAGGATCTTCGATGATCACGCAGAAGTTGCGGGAGCCAGCACGATTGTACTTGGACTCCTTACCCTTAAAGTTACGGAAGACGATTCGAGCGTTCTCGATAATGATGTTGTCTACTGTTTTGTAAGCCATAATTAGTTTCTCCTTTCAATTTTTGCGTTTATCGCATGGAAATGGGCAAGTCCTGCACTCCTCATTGGGAATACAGGACTCGGTGGAATCAGCCGTGCACAAAATATAAATGAGCACAGCAATTAACAGAATTAAAATCATAAGCGTTACCTCACATCAAACGGAGTAGTATCCTCTTCATGAGGCTCGCCGGCTCCGAACCACGGAGGTGTGTTATCCGAAACATACGGTTCGTCTGCTGCAAAGCGTTCGAAGTCGCCATAAACAGACAGAGACTTGATTGCTTCATCTACCATGTTGTTGTAATAACCACGGTCAATGTCACCTTGCTTGTCCAGCTGCTTTACCATCTCGGATTCGAGCCATCTGAAGCCCTTAGAACCCGTAGCAGCAGCATAACCCTTTTCGCCTGTCTTCTTGTTTTCAGTCTCGCGAAGCAGGATACCGCCTCCGCAGCCAGGCTTAATCGGGCAGAACTGTCCGACTTTTCCGATGAAGTGGTAGTCGTGACCCTTGGCGATTTCGTCCGTTAGTTCTTCGACACGCTCGCATTCCGTGGGCATCGGCTCAGTCATGCGTTTAGAATCGGTAATCTGTTTCCACAGTTTATCTCTTTCCGCTTCGAGGGCACTTACATCCGGCAGAGCCTCGTTCATGTCAAGATAGAGCGAGGACGTCACAGATTTCGTCTCGCACATGTCCTCGAACTCGATGTTCTCCTTGCTGAAAAGTGTCTTGAAGACATAAGGAATCTGGAACTGAGTGCCAGTCGCCGTCCATGCATACGGATGCTTCTTGTTCTCCTTGCAAATATCTTTTGCGGAGTCGATGTACTTTTTCCCATACAGGTCGCAGCACTTCTCAACCGTAGCATATCGAGCAATATAAACTGCATCGTTCACCAGACACATACGATCATAGGTTGCTTCGTGCTCAAAGTTGTACCCATACAGTTTGCCGTACTCAGTCACAAACTTGATGATCTCAGGCGTTGCGTCCGGAATCTTGATGGAGTCGGTTTTGATGTGCGCTACAGTAAAGCCCTGACTCTGAACAGCGTGCTTGAGATTGATCATAAACAAGGCCCCTCGTTTAGCAACAATGTTATCCTTGTTACGATTATCTCGGAACGGATTTTCAAACCCGGCTGAAGTCAGACCATATACCGAGTTAATTGCAATCTTCAGAGCCTGCGCCAAATCAGCCGCTGCATTTTCGTCAGTCAGGTATTTAGCCAATGCACCGCCCAGCATTTTCTTGGCTTTATCAAAATCCTTATGCTTGATTGCGATACGAGCCTGAAGAATTTCGTTGAACCGCTTTGTGTATTCCGGTCCGAAGAGTTCTTCCGCTACGATACTGCTCGGATGCATGGATGCAATATCCAGCAGAGCAATGTTGCTGTACATGCCGGGTTCAGAATATACATAGCCGCCCTCACCAACTTCTTCGCCTCTGTAGACGGACTTACCGCCCTCGAATGTGTAGCCAGGAAAGATGGGACGATGGTTTTTATCGAACTGTGTGAACTCGTCATAGTCTTCAAGCCCCATTGTAAACGGAAGATCCGCATTAGGGTCGAAGATTTGACTCTCGTCACCCATGAAACGGTAATTGAACTGATCCTGAGGCTTGCGGTTGTTACCAAATATAATTCTGGTAGTCAGCGAGTTCGTTGTATCATTGACGGACATCCCCGCCACATCTGCCAGAATCTGACGAGCCGTGAAGTCTGCTTTACGAGCATTAAAGGTTGCTTCTGTCGCAATGACATCATTGTCACAATACTCGGCGACCTTTGTCCAAAGCTCCTCCGGTACAGGCTTGTCCCAGGGAAGACCAAGTTCCTGATGGTGAATACCCAGTTCAATCTCGAACTTCTTAAGGGACTGCTTCTTACTGGAAAAGTCATACACATCCGTATACGACACATTATAGGCTTCGCCAAAGAAGCAATTTGCGCTGCCGTTGATGATCTTTGTCGAGAGATTATAAAGCTGTTCATTCGTATACCCCATCAACCGGGCGTAGAGAATATGATTATCGTATCTGCGGCAGTTGAAACCAACCAGACGGAATCGCATCAGCTCTTCAATCTCAGTCGGGGTAGGGTTAATCATACGAACCACCGGCTTACCATCGCCCTCGATTTTCCAATTCACCAAGAACAGGTTCGGAAACACCTCAACATCGTAAAACACGAGCTTGGCATCATCATTTTTTGCTCCTGCTGACTGGTCTGCGGACTTAAACTGCATCTTGTTGACTAACTTAATACAGTAATCCGCCTGATGTGTGCTGCTCGCTGCAAATGCCAAAACAGCATTCCGCATATCCGTCACGTCATAATTGAGTCCGCTTGCATAAGCATCCTCAAGAATTTTGTAAATGAAGTCGATACTGGGCTTTGTTGCCGGATGGTACTCTTTGTTCAGATTTCGCTTGATTTGCGTTCTAAGCCCTTTCTCGCTCTTCACTCCTCCAAAATTTATCACTTGCTTTTCTCCTTTCAGTGGTAAACCCGAGTTGATCGTTGCGATAGGCAAGTCATTACACTTTGTCAGCTTTCTGCGCAGCGAGCTCTTACCGGTGAAGACTTTCACTTCAATATGATCGTCATACACTCGGCTGAGCTTGCTGACATCACCGGCATAAATATAATGAAGGTGGATGCCCTGACCGCTTTTACTGAGTTCAGCATAGGTCGGCGGCCATTTACTCGCTTCTTTGAGATTCAGTTCATACGACTTATTGCCGTCCTTATCCTGAATATCAAAGTCGATAACAATGTGGTTCTCCGGAACTTTCACATAATGCAATCTTGATGTAGACAAGTCGCTTAGCTTAGTTGAAACTTCATCCCATTTGGAAGTTGGTGTCTCTTTAGCCGAAGCATACTGAGCAGGACAATCTGCGCATTCTCTATCGAAGACCGATTTCTGTTTTAAGAATTCGATCAGTTTATACTCAGGCTCGTCTTGCTCGGTAAGTGTCTTATCCTCGAATTTCTCGGTTCGAAAGCCAATGTAATAGCTTCGCACACGAGTTCCGTCATCGAGATTGAATCTCTCCTTATAATCCCGGAAGTAGTTTTTAAGTTCCTCCTTAAATATCCTCTGAGAGAATGGGAAGGTGACTTTTGCCTCATCGCAATAGGTTTTATACATCTCCCACGAGGCTTTGAGAGTTGTCCCGTCTTCTTTTTTGAAGACATGGTAAGAATCAATAATGAAGTTATAGAAATCATTAGATGCACCGAGCATCGTCACGGGAATATAATCATCGTATCTGCCCGGATTCTCCAGATAGACTTCCTGACAATGATAAGCAATCGCACCGAGCTCAAATTCGATCTGCTTTGTCACCGCCTTGTATTCCTTGGGACTCAATTTATTTCCGGAAGGGGACACATCGATCAATCGTCTGATGAGACCTGAC